CTTGTATCGCCCATAGGGATGAGCTGGTTTAGGCTGGCCTTGTACATCTGGATACGGTTCGGCAGTTCCCGGTAAACGCCGTCAGCCATCTCCATACGTGTAATCTTAGCTTGTCCAGCTATCCAGTCAGCGTCTTCGGTATAGGTGAGTGAGTCATAATCAACATTAGTGTCGTCGCCCTCGATCAGCTTCGGCGGACGCATACCAAGCTGTGTTGCCAATACATCAGCTTGCCTCATATAGTCCAAGACGTTCTGCGTACCACCGGCCAGCTTGCAGATACCAATACCATAGGGGTTAATAAAGTCCTGGTAGCAGTACATATAGTGAACTGGCATGTCGCCGGTTGGGTCAGGGTTGCTCCACTCACGAACAGTCGTCTTGCTGCCCCTATGTACCATCTTGAACGGTGCATCGACACCACGTTGGAAAGCTATGTAAAAGTGGATACCAGACTTCTTGACACCTTTTTCAAGCCGCTGTTCTGATTCCTCGTTACCGCTACGTGATTCTTCTTCATCGCTGTCTACCAGTTCCTGTAACTTGCCGATGTTCCACTTATTGTAGCCATCATCAACCGTACCTGGCTTGTCATCTTCGCCGTTCTTGTCTGTCTCAGCCTTAACAGGATTCTTAGTTTTCGGATCATCCTTGGCATCCTCAGTAGCGTCGTCGATCATGTCCTGTACTTGAGATTTGCTGTAGTATACGTCCCAAAAGATAACATCAGAGTCATAATCGGAAACCTTGCCAGCTTCCAACTTGATGTCAGGGGCAAAAGGGGCAACAAAGTCAGCACCGTTATAACTGCCGTTCTCGACAAACAGGGTGACGACCGGCTGGCCGCCATAGATAGCCGCCTTACGGACAACATCTTTCCACTTACGGTGAAATGGTGCCTGAGTGTTGGCATGTGGTACAATCTCACGTTCCCACTGCATAGTTGCCAGCTCAGTCTTCCAGTCATCTTCAGAGTCTAGTGCTTTGGCACGGCCACGGAGCTTGGTAGATACGATACGCTTCGGCAATTTGAACAGTGCAGCGGCTAAGCTACCATCGTTGACTTCCGGTAGTGACTCATCGAGGTCAGTTAATAGGCCGTTATCTGCCAGCCGTTCGTACTCGGTATAGTCCCTACGCCAGATGTCAGCCTCTTTGGTTGCCTCTTCGTAAGCTTTGTACAGGTCTTTATCGTTTAGGAAGGCCACGAGTGTCCTAAGTATTCACGTCTGGGGTGGCATGGTAGCCTTGTCCGTTCGTCTCTCGCTGCATAGTAGCATAATCGGTATATCGTGTAAAATATCTAATAGTTCAAACGAGAATAGTCCGGGTCTTTATTTCTTGCAGCATCATCATATGCTCTTGCTGCTTCTTCTTGTGTTTTAAAAGTACCGATATGTATAGTCTTGCCACCAATCCCTATCATTGCCCTCCAAGAGTTATTCAGTCGATATACACCCTTAAATTTACAAGATTTCTTATTAGTATTCACACGACGGTTCTGAGTATTTTGATATTGAGTACAAATTCGAAGATTATTTTTTTGATTATCAAGAGGATTACCGTTGATATGGTCAATGACCTGACCTTTCTTAACATTCATAATAAGTCGATGCATTAACATCGTCGAAGAATACGATTTACCATCTTCATCCTTAGCGTATATACCTCTAGCTGCACGACCCTTATTATTCATTACCCAACGCCACTGATTCACATATTCGTAGTCTTCATCATCTACAAGTGCATGAACGCCATTAGTTAAAAAGATTATCTTCATATTACTTATAGTAACATGTTTACAATGAATAAATCAAATACTACTTATACTGCTCATGTATCGGTGTCCATGTCTTCGTAATCAACACTGGCACGTTATGCTTAGCCATAACCTTGATGTATACCTCGTCAGACTCCCCGCTGCTCAGTACGTCCAGGCAGTCCAGCAGGTCACCCATAACCGTGCTGTTGTTGGTCTGCATGTTCTGGCTGTATTCCTTCTTCAGTGACTTCAGGCCGTCAGTGTAGACCTCAGTGGTGATGACTTTGATATGGCGGAGTTCGAGGACAACTGTCATGTAATAGCCTCAAGCGTTGTCTTCCAGTCAGTATGTCGTATAGCCCGATCGTCCACATAGTAATCGGCATTCGGTTTGATAGCCGTGACACTGGCATACGGTATCTTGTAGTACCGTAGCCAATCCTCGACAGCTTTCGTGCCGCCTGGTGTCGTTGCCATGACCGTATGGATAATAAGCATATGCCCCTGTCTGGTTAGCTTAATCATAGCTGGTCGGGCGTCAGGGAAGGGAATGCCCATACGGCGGCCAGTTACTGGATGCTTGTGATCGTGTAAGACGCCGTCGAAGTCTACAGCTAGTGTTAGTTTAGTTGACATGAAACTTCAGTTTCCTTACCTCTCGCTGCTTGTGTTCCTTGCGTGGCTTGCTGTGCTGCATACCATATATAACCGCCATCATGCCGTCAGACCAGAAGTGGTCGTACTTCGTTAATATATGGCCGTCCTTGTCAGTCTGCCACATGAAGTTGCGGTATGACTTGATGAAGTTGGTACTACGCTTGGTAATGCTCATACGCTGCTCTTGTACATGTTTGATAGCGGCATTCGTGAAATTCTCGCCAGGGCCACCGCCTACCTTCTCAACACCCATGATAGAGACGCCGTACTGCTGCATCTCAGCTATACTCTTCGGTTCGGCACTATCAGCTATCGTTAATGTGTTAGCATTCGGTTGGTTCAGTATCAGGCTAGCCAGGTCACTATTAAACAGGTTCTTACGGTACACTAACTCATCGACGATGTAGCCGCCGTTATAATAATAGATGTCGCACAGTGCCGCCGGGTCGAGTGCATAGCCGAAGTCGAGGCCACGTATAACTAGCTTAGCCTCATGTGGTACTTCATCGACTATCTGCCAGTCGGTGAAAATGCGCCCCTCAACCTCACCAAGTTGACCGAGGCCGTATACCTTCCACCACTGCTTATTAGCCTTGTGTGCCTCGATGTCCTCGACGATATTCTGGTCAAGTCCTTCGTTGTCCTTATAGGTAACAGTCAGGAAATTATAATCTGTCCGGTTTGGCATGACTTCGGTATACGCCCAAAACTCAGCAGTCGGATTCCAGTCAGCCCAGGCATAGTCTTTCGTTCTAACTAATAGTTGATCCCATGCTTCATAGTCGTTATTGTTTGCCTCATTCATAAATAAGCGGTCACGTCTCGGCCCACGTACCTTACTGGCTTGGTCAGTACTAAAGAACTCCAGCTTACTACCGCTCTCGAATGTATATGTATAATCCGTCTTGCTCCACCGGGCATCACGCCAGTAGCCATGCTCGGTCATAATGTTCTTGAAGTCACGCATAGCACCACGGCGGAGATGAGGAAAACTTTCACTGACTACACTGGTCAGGGTAGGGGATGTGTCAGTCTGCGCATCGTCTATCAGTAGCTGTAGTATGCTAATCGTCTTGCCGGCAGATGTACCGCCAGCCACGAACCTGATACGTTTCCGCTGCCGGGCAAGTTTCTCAGTCGTGGTGGTTAGCGTGTAGGGCATTAGTAATCTTTAGCACCTTCAATAGCCCAGTCAATTAACTCATAAGGATTATTGCTCACAGCAGATATGAAGCCAACCCGCGTACGTGGATAAACCTGTATAGTCCAAATGTCTTTAGAATAGTCTATATCTCCAACTTCATCATAGAAACCATCACCATTACCCATCTCGGTTATATACTTCTTAGCATCTTCGTACATTGCTTTATGTGGATTAAACTCTAGATGAAAGTTGCAGTCCGTAACGGCTGCAAGTTGTAGCAGTTTATCAGTCATCACCCTCATCCAATTGCTTCTTAGCAAGGCCGCCTATGATCGGCTGGACAATCTCATGCTTGTTATCAACCTCTGACTTATCTACCCATCCAAAGTTGTTTTTGAGGTTGAATATAACACCCGCTGCATTGCGTCCTTCATGGAGTTGATTCTCGTTATATTCCTCTACACGAAACCTAGAATCTTTTATAGTGTCCATATATTCATCACGTTCTGAGTAATTTAGCAATGCCTGTCGGCTTAATCCGATAGCCCTAGCCAACCCTGACATGGTATATGGTGCTGGCATTGAAACGGTTATGGTTTCGCCTAACTTGTCGCTGTACACATCCCTAGTACGGTTATCGCAATAAGCAAAATAGTCCTCAATTGCCATCTGCAAGGCTTTGACTGTCTTATATTTCAGAGGACGACCAACAGGATTCTTAACTAAGTTATTCTGTGGTGTGCCCAAGAGTTACATCCATAACGGCATGGTAGCCTTTGTTACGTTGCTATTACTGCTAATGTATCACATCAACAATGTGATGTCTACATACTGGATAATGAATATTCGGCACATGGTGCCCGAGTCTCATGCAGCTATGACACTTGTTATGCCGGTACCATAGTAAAACGGCTACGATAAGTGGTATGGCTGTCAGTAGGTCGCCACCAACGCCACTCCACCAAAGGTACCATGCCCCGTTTGCATTCGTCAGGCCAAGCGGTCCCATCTGACTTATGCGTTACCTGGTAGGGATGCTGGGGCTGTCACATCTGCCGATAACGTCTCTGGTTGCTTTGGTGTATCTGTTGCCGGTACCTGAGTTGTCTCAGTGTCCAACCGTGGGTCGTGGGTACCGGCGGCTGTGTTGTCAACAATCGGCTGGGCTGGGACTACTTCAGTTTTCGGCGTACCAATGTTGCTACTGCCGCCACCACTTAGTACCTGCTCAGCTCCGGCTGGGATTGGTGCCAGGTTGACGTTACTATCAATATTCTCAGCTGCCGCTGCATCCATCGCACTGGCTGGCAACTCTGGCGTATCACGGTTAAAGACACTTTCAGCCCATTGTACTGCCCTGTCCATGTCATCAAAGTATCGTGTGACTGTTGCCTGGAACTTCTCACCCTGCTGGGTAATATTGTGCTTATCAGTCTGGCTTGCGTTACTGTCTGCCATTACTTCTTGTCTTTCTTGTCAGTGTTATCTTGATCTTTTTTAGGTAGCTCTGGATTACCAGCTTCCGGCTTTGGATGTAGTCCAGCCTTAACCTGGTCACGTTCGCCGTCGGTCACAACTCGTTCACTGTTCTGTCCCGTAGCTGGTGCGTGGACGTCAGCATTGAGTGCTACAGCGTCGGCCTCGGTCATTTCACTGGCTGGCTTTTCTGGTACTGGTACTGATGGGTCATAGGTATCTGTCATATGAGTAATTCTCCTTAGCTTATTTTGCTATTGTACTACATTATTTGGTTTGTCCTCTGTAGGATAATCCTCAGGATGTTGACTCAGATTCTCAACTTCTTGTATAGTTTCCTCTACCTCGGGGACTATATCAACATCACGGTCAATTGTGACTTCCATCACATTGAGAGGCGTTATAAACATCCTATCCACTGTTTCAAACATCTGCTGCGTATAGTCCTGCAATGATACGAATTGCTGCTGTGTCACCTTGAGGACATCAGGCAAGGTCATCTGTATAAACTTCTGGCTCCATTCAACACTATGGACAATCTCATCACGTAATTCACTGCCCTGCTTGTCGCTGATCCGGGCGTCAAGTATTGTCTGGCCAGAGGTATTAATTGGTTCTGGTCGTAGTATCCTCATGCCTTCTTCCCCGCAATCCGTTCCATCATATGTTGCAACACTCGCTGTGCACTCTCGATGTTCCGTGCATAGCGCTCAATCTCACCATCCCATTTAGGATCCTTTGTGATAATAGACTTTTGACCGCACATATCCCGCAGCTTATGCAGCCGCTCAATAGTGCTGACCTGCATCTGTAGTTCCTCTGTTGAGTAGGGCGGTTTGCGTGAGAAGATCATCCAGCCACCTTACCACACCGCAGACACGTTGACCCGGCATAGGGCATATCGTAGTAGCCATGTACCGGATAGGAGGCATCGTTAGCCCAAGTGTGGTGTGTGAGTAAACAGATGATGTTCATGTCTTTGCCCACTTTGCTGCTATCCGGCTGAGTTTGTCCCGGTCGGCCTGTTGCTCTTCCCGAACATAATTGCGCCGGGCAATCACTGCCTGGCGGATGGCACAGTCATATGCCAGGTGTCCATGCTCTTCACAGTAGGTACAGGCTTTCGACTTGGCTAATGCACCAGCTGGCGGCCGTCTGGATGTCTTACCGCCGAGACTACCGGCTCGCCTGGCAAGTGTTGAATTGGTACCAAAACCTTTGCTGACATGGGCAATGCCTCCCCGGTGGCCGACACGCATGTAAAAATCACTGCCATGGCGTTTGTAGTTGGTATCACGGGCAGCCTGGCCACCATCTACGGTCCCGCTCACCTGTCACCTCGTGGCAAAGCCTCGTTCATCCCTTGTAATACGCCTTCATGTGTCAAGCTAGACGTATCGACCATCACAGCGTCCGTCTGAGCCGTTGTCTTGTCCAACCCGTCCCAATACTCGTTTTGAGCACTAGAAGCGTCTGGGGCGTCTGTCTGTAGGTCAGGATGGATAGATTTCACACGTAACAGAAATGCTGACTGCTCAGCGTTCTTTGGTTCGTCAATGCCATGCAGCACACGGAGCATAGCGTCACCCTTTTCACGGGTAGTGGTAATGTGATCAGTTACTTTGTCGCCGTCCCAGAGGGTTACGAAGCTAAACTTGCCAGCCATTACTTCCCCCGCATTTGTTTAATCGGACTGACAGACACAGAAATAACAAACTGTTTAATCAGAGGACGTATCAGCTCAGACACGTTAGTCTGTTGCAGAATAGCTTTGATCTTCAGTTGTTCCATATCTTTATCATCTAGTTTTACTTGTAATAATGCCATACAGACATAGTATCATAGTCGCGGAGAGTGTCAACCCTCCTCCCTCATGATAGCCCGGATATGCGGCGGTATGTACGGCACTGGGCTGCCCTTACTGGTTATAAACCGGGGGTTAGTTGCTGGCTTGATAATCTTCACTTCGCCATTTAAGTGAGCAAACTCATCGACTGGCGGCCGCTTTTTCTTATAGCGCCAGTTCTGTGTGTTCATCTGACCATGTGTGAGGGCTTGGCGTTTCTTACGCACTTGGCCTGACTCCTCCATTATTGGTGAGCTTACGGGCTCTCAGCCTATCGATGACTGCTCTAGCGCTAGCGTACCCCGGACCATCAGCTATGGGATTCTGGGGTTTTGGAGTTTGAAAATTTAAGCTCTTCTTTTCTTTGTAATTCTTAATGTTATTCTTGGTGGTACTCAGTGGTACGGCTGCGTAGTACTGAGTGGTACGTTTCGTTTCCTGAGTGGTACGTTCATTTGGCGTCCGTAGTACTGAGTGGTACATAACAGTAGTTTTTACGTGTCCTTTGATGTTCTTTTTTAGTAGTCCCTTCTCTATAAGCCGGTTTCGCATTTTCTGTACACCACTCTTTACCATGCCGAGATCAGAAGCTACATTATCAAGCGACTTATAGCACCAACCGTCTTTACTGAGGTGATAGACCATATCGAGATACACATATTCATTCCAGGTAATATCAAGTTGTTTACGTATGCCATAAAGCAATGTAGCGTACAGTGGCGTTTCGGTTTGTTGTCCCATAAAAGTAAAAGACCCTCTCTGTTGCCAGATGGGTCTTTTGGGTTCGTTCCACAAATAT